GAGGTCCCGGTCTGGACCCTCACGCTCGCCACTGAAATCGTCAATGTCGTTGTCGCTGTACCCGGCGGCGTTCTCGATGGCTGTTTCGTCCCAGCCCTCCTCCACTTCTGCCCGGTCCAGCAGGTCGTCGCGGTCGCACCTGTACTCGTGGCACATGTACCTCGCGTCTTCAAGGTGTCTGGCCTGCGGGTCGATGATGAAGTCGTGCGGGTCAATGCGGTACAGGCGGGGCAGCCACGGCGTGTCCCCGTCCACCTGACGCATGCTGGGCATCGGCTCGTTGACCACCATGCCCACGCCGTACGCGGCGAGCATGTCGCAGGCGATTCGTTGCAGCGTGTCCCGCATCCGCGTGGTCTTGCACCACGAGTTGATCCCAGCCTGCAACTGCTTGCCGAAGATCATGTGCTCCATCGGCGTGCGGCTGGACACACGGACGCGTGGGTTGTCGTACACCAGACGCGGCAGGATCAACGCCATGTACTGGTGCACGAAGTTCTCCGGGTCGCCGCCACCAGAACCTTCGCCCCGGTAGTCCGGCCCGGTCATGCGTTCGATGATGCTGTCCCAGTGCGACAGGTGGCGGTCACGGAATCCCTCCGCGACGTCCAACTCCTCCACCCAGCGTGTCAATCCCCAGTCAAGCATTCGCTTCGGTCTTTGCCTTCTCGCAGTTGTGGCATGGCTTGTACGGCAGTACTGCGTTGAGCATCTGGCGTCGCTTCTCGCACGCCGTGCACGGCTTCACCTTGCCGCCAGTGAACGCCTTGATGGCCTTCGCCACCGTGTCGCCAAACCCCGTGGACGCTGTGTCCATCAGGTGCGGCCCTTCATTCGTGCAGTGCGAGAATAGGCAAAGTTTCCATGACCTAGGCTCACTGTGTGCAGCGGGAAGTGTCCCTTGGCCTTGGCCTTCGGACCATCGCCCTTGAACCCCTTGCGTCCGCGTGTGCGGCGGCTACGGGCTGACCCGGATGACTGGGCGCCGGGAACCGGCCCCATGCCTGAAGACTCTCGAAGGAACTTGTCGTATCCGCTCACTGCGTCACCTCGTCGTGTTTGAGCAGTACACCGAGACTGTAGTCCGGCAACCGCTCCTTTGGTTCTGGTCCAAGCCCGCCATCCTCAGCGAGCAGCAAGGCGATTCCGAGTGCGATGACCCGGTCGCCGTGTGCCTCCCGTGCCCCGCTTGCCTCGCTACGAAGCCTGCCGGGGCCAATGCCGCCCTCCTCATACACAACATAGTCACCCAGTTCAAGAAGGGTGGCCTCAGAAGGTACAACTATTTCTCCACGTGACAGGACTGTGCTCAGTCGACCGAGCATGACACGCTTGCTGCGGCGTGTGCTGTTCCACCCCACCCGCTTGGTGCGTCGCTCGTCACTGGTGCCCAAGATCCTCTCCTTGAACACGTGCCGCCACCCGGCGCGGTCCACGTCGTGCTGCATGCTCGCACCCGGCCCGTTGATCTCCCAGCCCAGCATGGTCTGACGTCTGCCCTTGAACACGTACTTGATCACACGCACCAGTTCACTGGCGAGGTCGTGGCCCCCGGTGAACGCGTCGGCGTACTCGGCGACCACCTTCATGTCACGCACGTCGATGATGCACGCTGCTGCGTTGGCGGCGCCGGTGCCGTACGCCGGGTCCACGCCGCACACGTACTCGCTCGCTGGGTCCGGCTCGTCGTACACACGCCAAGAGCCTGACGGGCAGTCGATCAGTTCACCATCGGAGTACATGCACCGACGTGGCGTGGTGACGTGCTTGGTCTGGAGGTCGATGGACCGTGGCGAGAAGAACCGCTCGCCGCCGGCAGTCTCCTCGGCGAACACGTTGATGGCGAGGTCGATGCGGTCACGCCGCTTCACCTGCTCACCCAGCCACGGCGTCCACGTGTACGTGGTGCCGGCGACCCCGGTGATCTCCCCGTCGATGTCGTCACGCTTCTCGGAGCCGCGCCCCTTGTCAGGGTGATCCGTGTACAGCATCTCGATGAGCGCAGGTGTGCCTGTTACCCGGCCCTGCGACACCAGCGTCGAGTAGTGCGTGCCCGGTCCAACTGGCGTGCTCACCGCGATGCGACACGCCGTGCAGTCAGCCGCTGAACGCCACGCAGACTCTGCGTTGTCGAGGGCGGCGTACTCGTCGAACACGACCATGTTGCGGCGACCACCGCGACCGATGTGCGCAGTCGATGCTTGGCCGACGATGGTGGCAGCGGAGTGTGGATGACGAAGCACCATGTGGCCTCGGTACTTGCCTGTGCCCTTGACGAAGTCGTTCGGTGTGCCCGGCAACATCCACGCCGGCAACGTGGTCAGCAAGTAGTCGATCTTCCAGAACAGACAGTCAGGGTCACCCGTGCGGTCCACCAGATCCTCGGTGCGTGACGCGATGAGCACCTGCCAGTCACGCAGCAGCCAGCCCCAGACGGCGATGCCGCAGATCAGCCACGACGCGCCCATGTCCCGGCTCTTGCGGAGCACAGTGTCGTGTCCATCCTCGACGGCTGAGACAAGCGTACGGATCGCCTGCTCTTGAATGGGCCAAGGATCGAACGGAACGTCAGGGAGCGTCGTGGGCCGTTCTACGCCGTGCTCGTCAACGTCACGCACGTGGTACGTCCACGCGCAGAACCTGAACCACGCGACAGGGTCTGACGTGAACAGCGCGAGCAGGTCCGCTTGGTCTTGGTCGGTCGCGCGGAGCACCCGCTCACGCACAGCAGCCATCGTCTCGTCAGTTGTTTTCGAAGCGATCAGACTTCCACCTGTCGAGCAGACTCATACCTCTGCCGGCGTCGCCGTCGATCTTGATCGGACCACCGCCCGGACCAGACTGCTCAACACTGACCCGCTCGCGGTACTGGTTTGGCTTGAGTGCTGCCAGACGCCACTTGACGAGTTGCGCTTGCACGTTGGTCATCTCAGAGCGGCCCTCGATGGCGTCGTCCACGAGTGCTTCGAGTCTCTCAGCCGTGTAGGAACTGGTTTCAGAATACTGACGGGCGAAGTCAGGATCATGCTTGCGCCAGTACGTGGGCAGAGACCCAGAGATCATTGCGCGCTCGCAGGCAATGCGATGGCCGTGCTCAACGAACACAGCCAGATAAGTGGCCTTCACAGCCTCAATGTCGTGTTTGGGCTTGCCAACCCGCCCCCGCGCTCGTGCCTCGCTCATATTTGCAGAATGCCAACTTTGCACCCCGTGTCAAGTCACTGCCTTCAACTTTGAGACACATTGTGAAAATACTGCCACCAACTATGGGATTGTTCCCAGAACACACTTGACCATCACTGCACGGTGCAGTACAACTGCATATCGACATCCCGATTCTCGGCTGGCACATCCCCGCTCACGAGGGCTAAAGTCAAAAAGGCAGAGGAAGGCTCAGGACAGCAAACTGAAACGGCACGAGCCGAAGCATTCCAAAGCGACCGACTCGATTCATGGACTTACACAAACAACACTCCCCTGAGTGTGCGGGAAACCGTTCACTCAGGCTTCACTCTCACCAACCACGACAGGGCCACGGCCCACAACCACGAGAACACCATGTCACACAAACAGAACAGTCGATTTCAACAAGGCTCCGGCGTCTACACCTGCAAATGCTGCGGCAAGCAGACACGCGAAACCGGGGCATGTGAATCCCAAGTCGAGATGTGCTTGGCCTGCATGGAAGAGGCGGAAGCAGAAAACGCAGAGCAGGACGGCGAATGACCACCACCACCCTGCCCCTTACCGGGGGCCGGGTGGCTTCACAACCAACCGCCGGAACCCTTGCGCATCCTTGCGCATCCTTGCGCAGAATCGAGACCTACCATGATCACCTCAAGCGAAGTACGAACCAGAGCGATATCCACACTGCGGCCCGGAGAAGAGTTGATGTTCGAGGGCTGCTCCCCACGCGACGGCATCCCGTGGACAGCGAGCGTCAGTCTTGAGTCGCCCGTCGCAGGCGGCGGCCTCGGCGGTCAACTGTTCATCGTCGATACCTGCTGGTCCGGTGACGGCGCAGGCGTGGAACCATTCACGCTCCGGCGCACCTTCACGCAGGCAGCCTACGCGAACAACTTCCTGCTGACCAACTGCTGACCATCCCACCCACCACCTCCCTCTGGCCTACCGGGCAGGGGCAGGCTTCACAACCGGGCCACGGCCCACAACCACGGGAGGACAACATGTCCTACGCACCCAAACCCATTCGCCTCGACACCGCTTCGATCAAACTCGTCGAGAACATCCTTCACCGACGAGAATTCAGTAAGGCCAAGTGGCCTTGGGGCAAA